CTGATCGTAAGTATGGGCAAGCCGCCCAATACGAAGACACACCCGAACAAGTTAAGAACCGTATGGAGCGTAACAAAGCACGGTATAAGTTGTTAAAGGAAGGCAAGGTCAAGAAGGGTGATGGTAAAGACGTTGCCCATGTGAAAGCCGCAGACAAGGGCGGTACGATCAAAGATGGTGTCAAGGTGCAATCTAAATCTTCCAACCGTTCTTTTAAACGTGATAATAAGGGAAACCTCGTATCAGAAATCAGTGCAAAAGAACGTAAACGGTCGTAAAATAAGACCGCAGTTGCTAATGCCTACAAGTAAGGTGCGAGTGTTGTAGGCAAGGTTTTAGATTACCTAAATAACCGCATCAGTTTATGCGTCTTGGTTTACTCCTTAGATGTGAATAGACCGAGTGGCTACCGTAAGTAGCCCTTCTCCTGATTGTGAAAACTTCACATTCGGGATACTAGTCATTTGGAGAGTGCAATGAAGAAGAATGAATTTGAAGCCTTGTTAAAAATACAAGACAGGTATTTGCTAATGTGTACGGTGCGTAGAATTGTACATGATGTGGAAGAACATCTACATGCCGCTGATGTGGTCAATAGAAGGCATGACGTTGTAATGGGTGGCGTTCCTGCAAAAACTCCAGCCGCCGCAGTCCAGCGTTCGATAGCAAAATACTTTAAGCAAAATGCAAATAATTGATAACAAGGCGTTGCTCGTCAAGGTGCGAGAGCCTAACCGTATCCTCACGGTGATCCCAAGAGCAAAGCAAGTAGGTGAGCATGAAGTGTTGGTCAAGTGGGGGCTGGAAGAAGCGCAAGTTCTTAAAAACTTAAAGCTAAAAAACATTCCTTCACCCATCGACGCACACTACGATTGGCCCGGACTCCATAGACCGTTTGCACATCAGCGCACAACTTCTTCGTTCTTGACAATGCACCGCCGTGCATTTTGTTTCAACGAGCAGGGTACTGGCAAAACATCGAGCGTCATTTGGGCATCCGACTACTTGATGAACATTGGGCTAATCAAGCGTGTCTTGGTGCTATGCCCTCTGTCAATCATGTCGTCTGCTTGGGAGGCTGACCTATTTAAATTTGCTATGCATCGTACATGCGCAATAGCGCACAGCTATTCTAAAGAGAAGCGCATAGCCGCAGTCAATTCAGATGCTGAGTATGTGATCTGTAACTTTGATGGGTTGGAGATCATCAGCGATGCTGTTAAGAATGGTGGGTTTGATCTGATTGTTGTTGATGAAGCTAATGCGTACAAAACAGTTTCTACAAAACGTTGGAAGACTCTCAGCTCCGCCATTGCTCCCGATATGTGGGTATGGATGATGACTGGTACTCCCGCATCGCAGTCCCCAACAGATGCATATGGCCTAGCCAAGATCATCAACCCTAGCGGTGTGCCTAAATTTTATGGAGCGTTCCGAGATCAAGTCATGCACAAGATCACGCAGTTCAAGTGGGTGCCGAAGAAATCATCGGAGATTACGGTGCACGAAGCGTTGCAACCTGCTATACGTTTTACGAAGGAAGAGTGTCTTGACTTGCCCGACATGACGTACACCACACGAGAAGTACCGTTGTCCGCACAACAGCAGAAGTTTTACGATACGTTGAAGAAAAACATGATGGCTGTGGCGGCTGGTGAAGAGATCACTACAGTGAACGCCGCCGCTAATTTAAACAAGCTACTTCAACTTTCTTGTGGTGCGGTCTACTCAGATACTGGTGAAACAATTTCGTTTGATGCCAAGTCCCGCATGACTGCATTGCTAGAGGTGATTGAAGAGGCAAGCCACAAAGTGATTGTGTTTGCGCCGTTCCGACACGCTATTGAGATCATTGCCGAAGAACTAAAGACAAACAAAATCTCATGCGAAATAATCAATGGCGGTGTACCTGTCAACAAGCGCACGGAAATATTTGCTAAGTTCCAAACAGAAACAAATCCACAGGTGTTGGTGATACAACCACAAGCGGCCGCTCATGGAGTGACGTTGCATGCGGCTAACGTAGTCGTGTGGTGGGGGCCAATCACTTCAACAGAAACATATCTACAAGCCAACGCACGTGTGCATCGTGCAGGCCAACGCAATCCTTGTACGGTTGTGCACATTCAAGGCAGTCCGGTAGAGAAAAAAATCTACGCAATGCTGTCTGAGAAAGTGGACATCCATACTAGGCTGATCGACCTCTATAAAAATATTGTTGAAGAAACCACTTGACAATGTAAAGTAGAGGCCTTATATTAAAACCATCCGACAAAAGGAGAGTGCAAATGTCAGAATTAAAAGCCGATCAATTGGCTAGGGTCTACGTAAAGATACGTGACAAGCGACGTGAGATAGAAAAGCAAGCCGCTGAATTAAAAGAGCAACAAGACATCATTGGTCTTGAGCTACTGGAGATTTGCAAAGAGCAGGGCGCACAAACAATACGTACCCAATTTGGTACCGTGTCTAAGCGAGTAACCAAGAACTACTGGACTAGTGATTGGGATTCGTTCTACAAATTCATCAAGGAACACGATGCTTTTTCGCTGATGTTTCAACGCATCAATTCAGTGAACATGTCTCAGTTTCTTGAGGAGTATCCCGATCTACTTCCGCCGGGTCTAAATGCGGATGTCAATCAAACTGTAGTTATCACAAAACGTTAAGGAGAAAACAATGAGCAACGAACTCGCTATGCTGGAATCAGGCCTGCCCTCTTACCTCAAAGAGATTGAACTTGATGACATTACCAAATCGCTTATGGGCGGCGGCGGTGGTGGTGTCAAGCGCATCTCGATTAAAGGTGGTGTATGGCGCATGATGATTAACGGCAAAGAGATTGCCAAAAATGAAGAGCGTTCCATGAACGTCATCGTGGTCAATGCCGCACCCAAAACATCTCGCACGTTCTACGCAGGTGCATACAAGGAAGGTGAAATATCCGCTCCTGATTGCTGGTCTGCTGAAGGTGACGTGCCCGATGCCAAGGCGCACAACCCACAAGCCAAGCGTTGCGTAGACTGCCCACAAAATGCTAAAGGCTCAGGCCAAGGCGAATCTAAAGCATGCCGCTACAGCCAGCGTCTTGCAGTCGTGTTGGCTAACGACATCAAGGGAGACATCTTTCAATTGACATTGCCCGGTCAATCTATCTTCGGAGAAGGCGCTCCTGGAAAGTGGCCTCTTCAAACGTATGCAAAGATGTTGGGCGGTAAGGGTATCCCAATCTCTACTGTTGTTACTGAGATGCGCTTTGACACAGACAGCGCTACACCTAAGCTGACGTTCAAGCCTATCAAGGTTCTTGATCGTGAAGATGCACTAGCCGCTATTGAGCAAGGTAAATCTGATACTGCAATCAAAGCAATCACAATGACTGTGGCTGAACTTGATGGCGCTAAAGCACCTGCTAAGTTGCCTGCACTTGAAGTTGATCCATTAGCCGACATGCGTGGTGACGATACTCCAGCACCCAAAGCGGAAGAGCCTACCAAGCGTGTCAAGAAAGAAGAGCAAACCACTGAGAAGAAGGACTTGTCTAAGATTCTTGAAGAGTGGGATGACTAATGGCTAAAGGTTACTCTACCCTGACAGTACAGGAAATTGATGACGCCAACCCAAACTTGCTCGGTGTTAAATTGGGCAAGATTTGTATCAAACGAGATGTACCAGTCTCGGACGTTGCTGAGTTCTTCGGTGTAAGTCGAGTAACTGTTTACGCATGGTTCCGTGGCAAGACGGTAGTGTCTGGAAAGCATGCAGACAAGATGCAAAAACTGATAACAAAGTTGGCGTAAAAGTTTGGGTGGGCTAGGTTGATCCCCGAAAAGGCGGGTGCCGTCACCGCCCTGCCCAATTCCCTTTATGACGGCAAACTTAAGGACGGCTAATGATAACGAGGAACAGCTTCCTCGCAATGGTATTACCACCTCTAAAAGATGGTGAGCACTATTGCAGTTGGGGCAATAGGAAAGAGAATGACAAAGATCGGGTGCGCCAGCAGTTTGCAACCACGATTGAAGAATTGAGTGCACAGTCAGACGGCCTACAAGCTGATGGCTTCAACGCCTTTTATGGCATGGCCAAATTTGGCCCCAAGGAAAATGGTCGCTTCGCAGTAAACGCTATTTCCCTTAAATCGTTTTTCATTGATCTTGACTGTGGTGAAGGCAAACCGTATCTAACTCTTAATGATGGCCTTGTTGCGCTGAAAGTGTTTTGCAAGGCTACGAATCTACCGCGCCCTACCATCTTGCAATCAGGGCGTGGGGCACACGTGTACTGGATTC